ACCGGGGGCGAGCGATGTTTTTGGTGTTCGAGGTGGGTCCCACTTTCTTCTGAAGAAGAAAGGTTGACTGGGTCAATGCAATTGGGCCGCAATTTGATGGGCTTTGGTTATTGGGTTTCGTTATTGGACTCATAAAATAATTAAAATTAAAATTTTATTAACATCTCATACAAATACATCCCGTACACGTATTCATACACTTGCACGCGTATACACACTGTACAAATCATGTATATTAATATCAATCACTGGAGCCTCGTGCATCATCAGGATATCAATAGTCTCGACCATGTCTTCTTGCCGGAATTCTCCTGTGTGTTTATCCTTGTACATGACCTTCAACAGTTGACATACCCTTTCTTCAAGACGGTTGAAGTCAAATGGACCTGTGAACCCATGATGGCCGTATGGGATCAAGAACTTGGTCTTGGCTAGTGCCGGTGACCGTGTGGATACCAAATCCACCTGAACGATGATGGAATAATTGTTGCTCAACCTCACATTCACAGTGAACTCCATCCCTCTCTTATTATCATATGTGATCGTCATTGTTAATTCTATGGGTCTAAACATGAGTTTAGTCCCCTTAAATAGGGTTCATATATCTGGATTATGGACCAAGTCAATTACGTGGTCTGGTCTATGTCACATATATTATGTGAAGACCTTATGTTTGATAGCGACAACACTATCAAATATCTAAAAATGAAAAAGAAAAGAAAAAACATAATTATAAAATAATTATGAATAATGAGAAAAGGAAAAAAAAACAAACATTAAACAAATCACTAAACAAAACCTAAACAAACACTAACACACTCACAATATATATTAAGAAAAGAAAAGGGAGCGCAGCGACGAAACAAACAAGAACTGACAACAACAAAAAAAAACATCAAAAAAAAATAAAAAGAAAAGAAAAACAAAATCATGAATGATTGGGCCCTACAATCATGAATAGTTTAATCCGTATACATGAGTCATTTACTGTTTTACTGCACGGTAAAATAGTAAACTATATTTACCCCATGGTAAATATCTGAGTACCAATAGGTAAATTGATCACCGATACACCGATATATCGGTGCTCAATTGGGTACTCATAAAATAATAAGTCTGACATCCCTAAAATACCCCTATCTCTGTGTCTGGAAGGCGCGTGGGAGTGCGCTGCAAAAGTAGACTTTCTCTCTCCTAAAACTCATCGGAACTCCGATTCCGGCACTTCCGGTCACCATTTTACGACACGCGCGGCGGTGTGTACCCCTGGGAGGGTAGGTACCATGGTACACTACGCTACGCAGCAGCCTTAGCTACGCCGGAGCTCAGCTCGCCCCCGTTCTAATATT